TACATAGACAAATCATTGTCAATGATATATAATAAGAAAACCCTAAAGGGTGGAGTTCCTTCAGGGTTTCAACATATAGGCTACAGTAGGTATTGTAACACATGAGTAACAAAAATTTCATACCCGAAATACCATTGACATGGTTGACTTGTCCAATATATGCCGAGGGTGTATTACTACCGAAGAGAAACGAATCGAGTCCAGATAGATATTCTGACGGTAAAGTTCCCTTTGGTAGAGCGTGGAAAGAAGAACTTACAGTAAATGACTCTGCTTTAATGATTGAGAGAGAGCCTGAGAAGTTCAAAGCTATTGGTGTATTCACAGGTCAGAAATCAGACGGTCTTGTGATATTTGACGTAGATAGAAACTTGGGTGCTATCGAAAAGAAATGGGGTAAAGATCTCAAAAAAGCACCAAAGGTTACATCACTTAGAAAAAATGCTGCTAAGTTTCTTTTCAAAGTTCCGCAGGATCTTGTAACTGAAGTTGCTTCTATCTCACAGACTGCTGCTGGACAGGAAGGTTGGGAAGTTTTATGGGGAGGACAAGGTGTAATAGCTGGTGAGTATTACAAGAAAGGAGTAGGAAAAGGTGAGTACAAGTTAGAAGGTGATCTGTTCGATGTGCCAGTTGCCCCAGAATGGCTACTGTCTCGCATGAAAGATCAGTACAAGAAAAATAATCAAGATGTTGATATTAAGTATGTTGATAACAGGTGGAGTAAGCGTACCAAAGAAGAAAGAATTGCTATCGTTAGTGGCTGCTTGAGTGTTATCGGACACAAAGGACCTAACCAAGAGCATTATTGGTGGGAAATAGGTGCGATGATAAACAACGAGCTACCAGGAATTGAAGGTTTAGAACTTTGGAGAGAATGGTCTAAGAAAGATCCTGACTATGAACATTGTTGGGAAGATGGCGAAGATCCTTGTGCTGCTAGATGGTATGCAACATGGAGAAATGATGGTGCTAGATACAACATGGCTCATCTTATAGATTTAGCAGATAGGGTCGATCCAGATAGAAAGAGATTTAAACAGGTTGGTTTAGACAAACTTATAGATGAAGTGATGGCTATACCGCTTAGATACAAAGAAGAAGTGTTAGATGGTGAGGATCTTATCCAGCGATATATGGATATTGACAATGATCCTAAGAATGAGAACCCTGCACTACATAACCAAGCGGTCCATAAATTAGCTATTGAAGCTAAGCGTGGTAATGCTGCGGAGATTGAAAGATTAGTTGATACTCACGAAATGTTTAATAGAACTAAGGGTCAGAAACCTTTGGCTATTGATGAGTTAGATGACACACCTTTTGAATACTTGATTCCAGGATTGCTGCCTAAACCTTGGACTCTGTTGGTTCATGCAGATGGTGGTACAGGAAAGACTGCTATGTGTCAGACAATAGCTAAACATATTGGACATGGAAAAGCGTTCAATGTTTATGGTGCTTTAGTTAACGTGCCAGTTGGTAAAGTTCTTTGGTTGAATGGAGATCAGAACGAAAGAATATTGCGTAGACAGATGAAACTTATTGGGTGTGATAAGAATGTTCGAGTGGTTACTGAGTGGGATATGCAGTGGTATAGCAGATTTAAAAAGATGCAAAACAAATATGCTTACGACTTAATAGTTATTGATAGTTTAGATGGCTGTAACGACAGCAACCCATACGAGGAAAATAGAAGAGAGTATGCGTTACCTATCAAAAAACTTGTAAGAAGAAATGGTCAGGACTTTCCTGCTTGTTCAATAATTATTATCCATCACAACACTAAAGAGGGTAAGTTCAGGGGAACTACTGCAATTAAAAATGCGGTAGACGAGACATGGAATATGAAAAAGCTATCAATGAATGATGCTGCACAAATGGGTCTTACAGCAAACAGCAGATTAGTAAGCGTTGAGAAGTCCAGAGAGGACCGTGAAGGGCTGAAGATGATATTTACTTTGCTGCCTGACTACACATACTCTATAAGCCCTGCACCAGACAATACAGATGAAGTTAGGATTGACACTCCAAACAAACATACTCTGGATATATTACGTTTGATGAGAGCAGAGACTAAACCTTGGTGCGTTAAAGATTTAGTTGAGCACGATACAGTAGGTGGTATGCACAGGAAACGTGCCATAGTTTATAGCTTAAATAAATTAGAGGATCAGAAATTGATTGAAGAAGTTGACGTACCAAAAACTAAAAGTACAGGCGGTAGACCTTCTAAGTTTTATAAAGCCATCGGAAAAGAATTACCAAAGTCTTTTAGTTCCCTCACGCGTGATATACCCCGAAATGATGTGTATAAACCTAATAATGTAGATGTGGCAACGGATTTGAATAACAATGAAATTGGTAAAAACCCTAGTATTGTAAAAACCTCAGAAGATAGGGGAGGTTTATACAAAGAGGAGGTTAATACAAAACCGATTGTTGTTGAAAGCTCTTCCCCTGGAACGGAAGAAGGTTTATACACAGATAGCACTGGCTATATAGACGAAAACCAAAAATTCTGGGAGCAGTAGTAATTGGATCAACCAATAATAAGCGTCACTATCTACGAAGAGAAAAATCCCACAGAAGATAGTCCACTAGCTACTGTGCGTTACACAGAGTATTCAGACAAATTAAGAAAGAAAGTACATAAAGTAAATCAGGTTGAGTATTACGATCCAGCGTATTTTCACAGTCAGGTTTTACAGGCTGTCAGTTTTGGCCTTGATGTTTCAATATCTACACAGCTTAGTGTAAGTACCTTACAGAAGAAGTTAAGTTTCTGGACAAAATAATCTATTGTGATACAATAATAGAGCATATTTATAGGTTCTTCCATGACCTCAACAATTACTAAACAAGAATATTCTGTCTATTACGGAATATCAGAATTAAAAAGATTGCAGACTGCACACAGTATTGCATTTGATACAGAAACACTACAGTTACAACCAGAAGAAGGTAAGCTCCGACTAATTCAGTTGGGGTCTTTTTCTTCTAAGTCTATAGTGGTTATTGACTGCTTTGAACTAGAGCGAAGCGATTGGAACTATTTAGAAGAATTTTTTAGTAGTACCAATAGATATTGGCTGGCACACAACGCAGTATTTGATCTCGGTTGGTTACAGGAACACGGCATATATCCCGAAGGATTTGTACGTTGCAGTATGTTAGCCAGCAGATTACTTACTAATGGTATCCCACAGACTAAGCATGGTCTTGATGCACTAGCTAAAAGACAGCTTGATATGAACATATCCAAGGAACAGCAGAAGTCCGATTGGGGTGCTGAAACTTTATCGAAAGAACAGTTAATTTACGCTGCAAAAGATATTGAAGTACTACTTGAGTTAGATCAAGTATTAGATAGAAAGATACGAAACGCACAACTACACAGAGCCTATACTTTGGAATGTAGAGCACTTCCAGCTATGGCACAGATGTGGAGAGTTGGGCTACCTTGGAATAGAGAAGAGTTAGAACAATGTCGTATCGACTATGAAGATGACATTAAAGAGTTGGGTAATGAATTTATCAGAGAACTTGATAATGACTTACCACTTGGAAAAAAGCTACCTAGAAATGAAGATGGCTCGTTCAACCTTCGTGCGAAAGACCAAGGTTCAATAAGACTAGGCACTAAGAAGTATGCAGGGTTCAACATTAAAAGTTCTAAACAATTACTAGAAAAACTTGAGTTAGTTCTTGGTTATACACCAGTGAATAATGATGGTAAACCTAGTGTTGCTAAAGATGCTTTGAAAAATTGTGCTGCCGATTCTCCTACGATTCAAACACTTATAACTTGGAAACGTAGAGAAAAACGTAGGCAGATGATAGAAAGCATACAAGATAAGATGTCAGACGATGGGTTTGTTAGAGCATCTTATATGCAGTTGGGTGCAGATACAGGAAGAATGTCCAGTATCAAACCAAACAATCAGCAGATACCAAGAGACTCAGAGTTCAGACAATGCGTACAAGCTCCCCAGGGTTGGAAGATAGTTGATGCTGACTTTTCACAGATGGAGTTACGTCTTGCTGCTGCATTAGCTAAAGACAAAAACATGACTGCTGCATTTCAGCGTGGCGAAGATTTGCATGACTATACGGCTGAACAGATGGGGTGTGATAGACAGATAGCTAAATCAGCTAACTTTGGTTTGCTATATGGTGCTGGTGCTGAAGGTTTACGAAAATATGCTGGAAGCAGTGGTGTAATCATGTCCAGTGATGAAGCTATAAAGATTCGTGATAACTGGCTCACTACATATAGTGGTATTCGAGATTGGCAGATGGAAATGAACTATCTATCACGATCCACAGAAGGAGATGAATGGCCTGAGACTAGAGTGCCAGTATCTAATATGCGTAGATTCTTGAAGGGTGATCTCAATAGAACTACAGTTAGATGCAACACACCTATTCAAGGTGCTGGTGCTGCGATATTAAAGTGTGCGTTAGGTAACTTATGGGGCAAAGTCAAAGAAACAGGCGAAGATAAAGTAAGAATTGCAGCAGCCGTTCACGATGAATTGATACTTCTTGTTAAGGAAGATTTAGCAGATGAGTGGGCTCAAATTCTTAAAACTACAATGGAAAAAGCGGAGGCCAAATGGTTAGGTGAAGTACCAGCATTAGCCGAAGTGTCTATTGGCGATAAATGGAGCGAGGTTCATTGACGAAAAAAGACCGTATAAACGCAGCACAAAAGCGTATCCAAGAACTACAAACTTTAATCAAACACTGGTCCAAACATAAATGAACAGACTCCCTTTACACAAGTTGGGGGATTTTATAGAAAAAAGAGGATTATCAGTCTTAGGGCATTGTTACAAATGCAATAAGATTATATTCCGCACCCAACAAGAAGCCAAAAAAGAAGCGTCAGACATGAGAAAACGTGGTTACGGCCATACTTACGTCTACGCTTGTCCAAAAGGAAATGGGTGGCATCTAACGTCCATGAAACCAAATAGTGCTAAAACTCCAAAAACCAGAAAACCATCTAAAAGCGTTTCGAGTAAAACTAACAAACGAAGGAGAATGAACAAATGATTGGTATTTGCAAAAATGAACACGGTTGGTATTTATCCAAGCACAATAAACAGCTTGGAGTAAAATACTACAAGACCCTAACGGAGGTAATGCCTGTTGCCTATGCAGAAGAATATCCGAGTAGATCTGATGAGAGATCTGTACAAAGAAATACCGAAAGCAACTACCAAGGATCTGGGTAGTATAATTGACTTTCTTAAAAGGGCTAGAGAAGTTCGCACTGGTAAGACTCAGAAAAGGAGAGAAGCCAGAAAAAAGTATGTGGAAAAGCAACTTGATAAAGCCGATTTGCCTTTTTGGTGGTAGAGTAGTACAAGAACAACATTGTAAATGGCTCTCAAACACGGAAACAAAAGCTATTATCAGGTGCTTATAGACCCAAACAGAGCAGAACTTATCGAAAAGGTAGCTGACAAAGAGGGTATTCGTGGTACTGCATGGGTTAGGAAGGTAGCGTATGAAGCATTACAACGTGAATTTACTAGCTCAGAATACAAAATTGCTGAAGCCAAAGACGAGTTGATGTGGAGAGAATCTGTGCAAAGACGAATTGACGGAAGAAAGCAGAAAAACTAAAACAATTTTAAAAAATGAAAAGAATAACATGGGTCGAGTGCCCAGGCTGTAAGATGTACAGCGATCAGAAGGTCATCAAGTCTGAAAGAAATTCAAAATTTATAACAGTTCGCAGACGACTTTGTTACGAGTGCGGACACAAGTGGTTTACGATCCAGTACCCAGAAATAATAGTGCCTGACATACAGGCTCGTTACGCTTCGCGTGAATGATTTTTTTGGTGCTGTCTTATTTGTCTTATTAGTTTTGCTTTTTCTACAAGTAAGCGAAATCTGTAAAATAGTTTATTTTTAATCGGAGGTGTTTGTAATACAGCTAGTTTTGCTTCAAGCTCCAACATACGCATCATTGCGTTGGACAGTACGACTTCTGTTCTCGCGTGGTTTTTCATCATATCTATGCAGAAAGCCTTTAATTTATCTATATCATCACAGCCCATAACTTCTCTACATCTCACTTCAACCGCTAACTGCGTTTCCATAGGTAGCGGAGTTGAGATAAATTTTATAAACCCGTCATTCTTCATGTCACTGGAGAGATGTATTAGATCCTGGGAACATTCTGGCTTCTATAAAAGCTACTGCTTGGTCATCTATTGTATTGTCTGTTTGTTTGGCTATGGCCTTCAACAGATCCACTATCAATCTTTTCATCGCCTTAGATTTTATAAATACAAGAAGAATAGGTTTTAAAATTTTTAGCATTGTAATTTATGTGTTACTTCCCAAACATAGCTCTTTTGCTAGTATTAGACAAGAATCTTAACTTTTATGGAAGATCAAGAGCCAAGTAAGGTCGAAACGATAGTTAAAGTCTGTGTGCTTTTATGGTCTGCAACACTTTTATCGCTTTCATACTACGAACCGCCTTCTGGTAAAAAGATAGTGGACTTCGATCCAACTTTTATTGCAAGTATTTTCAGTGCTTCTACTGCGTCACTTGGGTTCTCGATAAAAAAGAAAAAAGATACTATAGATAGTAAGACCTCCAAACCTACCACCAAATGAAAAAACTCCTACTATTAACACTGTTGGCTCTTCCTGTCGCAGCACAAGCCAATCCTTTACCTACTTGGACTACAGGTTCAAGTAATAGAACCGAGAATACTACTCAGACTATAACTCGTTCCATAGTTACTGAGAAATATGGGTCGGCTTTAAGCTCTTGGGAAGCATCTAACATATCGGTAGCTGCTTCTGCTGGTATTGCTGGTGGTGACGCTGTATTTACTGTTGCTGATACTTCAGCAGATTGGTCGCTCCAAGTTACTACAAGGGCTGCTGGTGCATTAACAGAACAGATTACACAGAATGATACGATTACAACCACAAGCGTTATTACTAGCTTGTCTGTGTTTAGCCAATAATCAAATAAAAGCCGAAACAAACGTACAGGCTCAACCAAATGCGATTGGTAATTCTAGTATTATCAATCAGAATATGAATGTTAATAATGGAATGACAGGTAAATTACAGTTTGGAAATGTAGTATGTAGCCAACCAACAATGGCATTTACACCTTTTTATACAGGGAATGACGCGGAAAACCCTAGTAGTGAAACTTATAGTATCAATGAGGGTTGGGGATTTCAGATGTCATTTATGGTCCCCCTTGGATCTAATAATGAAACGTGTTCTGAATTAGCAAAAGTAAAGCTAGACCTAGCCAAAGAAGAACTAAACAAGCAAGTCCATGATAAGCAATTAGTGAGAGTTTTAAAGTGTTCACAACTCCACGCTGCTGGCTATATGATAAATCCTAAATCAGAATTTGCTTACATCTGTAATGACGTAATAAATATTAGGACTTATGTTCGTCAGAATCCTGATCTTTTTTCTTCAAGTTTGAAACCTCCTTCTTCAAAACCTTAGTAAATATTTTCTTAAATATTTGTTTGATTTTATTTACAACTGCTTGCATAATAATTGAACCCCCAACAGTTACAGTAGATGCTACTCCTGCACTTATTACACTTGATGCTATAACTTCAGGTGCGGGGATAGGAAATTCCCCAAAAAATGGTAAATTAAAGGTAGCTACAGTTTCAGATGGTAAAGTTTCTTTGGTTTCTAGCAAGTTGTTCGGTACTTGCAGTTGTTCTCCTG